TTCGGGGTCCTGGAAGATAGGAACATAAGACAGGAAAGCACGGCGAATCCTTCTCTTTCCCAGAACGGAGATCGCTGTGCTCCGGTTCGTGACATAGAACGTCTTTTTCTCTTCGTGGAGGTATTTTCCAGTCCCGGACTTGTTCACCCCGACGGCGAAGTTTCCGTGCGAGAACGGGGCTGTTCCGACCTTCTCAACGATGTAGTTCCCGTCCGGAAGCATCCGGGCAACGAGCCCGAAGTGAAAGAGAACCTGGGAGATCCTGGAAACGACCGATTCCCCGTCGCCCAGGATATCCGAAGGAGGCTCGAGATCTTTCGCGATTTTCCAGAACTCGCATCCACTGTTGATGAGGGGGGTTCCTGGAAGCTGGCTGAAAAGCCAGGGAAGGACATCAATGATCTTCCAGGGTTCTCCTTTATCCGGATTCTCTATCGTCTGGCTATTAAATCCGCCTCCTTTAAGCCTGACGTTGACGGAAGACAGGAGGTATCCGTGCTTCGAGTAGAATTGACGAATATCCGTAAGATGAACTCTGACCGTCCCCGTGTTGTGCGACAGGATGTCGGCTCTGCGGACATCCAGTTCTTCGATTCCACTTTCCGAAATATAGATGTCCCTGAACACCTGGGACTCACTGAGCGGTTTTCCTTCATCGAAGCTTTGCAGCACCAGATCCCCATAAGGAGCGAATCCGGCGGCCTTTGGGACGCGGCCTTTCGGAGTCGATACCGACTGCTCAGATTTCTGGTCCTTCCAAATCTTGAGCGATACCGGTCCCGGCCACACGAATTCGTTGACGCCTCTCCACGGAACATCGTCCATCTCTATCGAAATTTCCTTGAAATCTTCAAGGTTCAAGTCCACGTAGCCGTATTCGGGGTTAAGACCTTCCGAGCGGCGGAACATGCACCGCTTGGCTTCCTTGCCCTGGTAGGTAACTTTGTGCGTCAAGATGCCCATAGCGTTAAATCGTCGGAATAGTCCCATCCGCAGGAGGAGATATCACGATGACGTTGGCATGGTCCCCGTGATTCGGATTTCCGATGGGACCGTTGGAAATCCACACTTCCTCGTAAGGCAGAATATAGACACCGCGCTCCACGGGAGGCTCCAGGCTCGGGAATGATCTCCTCTCCATCGGCCTCTGCCGCTTCATGTTGATGGTCTCCGTGAAGTGCGCGGACGGGGGGGTCAACGAAGACGTATATCCCCTGACTTTTCCGCGAAGACGAACGATGGTTTCTCCCTGTGCGGCCAGATGGAAGATCGGAGGTCTTGGGCCTTTCGCCTGTCCAGCCTGGATGTCGACCAAATACCCGTTTCCCTCTCCGATGACCTCGATGGGGTCTTCCTCGATGGAGATGATGGACGCGCTGCGCCGGGCATCCCACGTCCAGCACACGGAACAGGTGTTCGTTCCGTATTGACGATCAATGGCAAATCTTACGTTCTTTTCCGACGGCTTGAAGCCCATGGCCGCGCTGTAGGCCGCCGCGAAGTTCGATCCCTTCGCCACAACCCTCCATTGCTTCTTTTGAGGATAGCCGTTCTCACGCTCTTCCTGGATGGAAGCCTCCAGATTTTGAAGGTCGCTCGTATTCCCGAGATTTCCTCCCTGGAGGATGTAAATGCCGAGAGCATAGCGCCAGTGGGAATGCCCGGTGCCGTCCTCCGAGATCGTTTTCATGTAGTTGATCTTCGGAGTTCCGGCGCATTCGGCGGGCTTGAAGTCCCTCCAGACCGTGCCGTCGAGAATAATGCGCACCCGACGCGGGGTAAACTTCAGGATTTCCTTGAATCGATCGTCGATCCCTGAGGCAACAAGCGCTGGAGTTGTTTTTCTGATCTCTCCTTCGACTTCGAGGAACCATTCAACTCCGGCTGTCCTTCCGTTGTCCAGGTCTTGCGTACGCGCCTGAAGATCGAACCTTCCCGGAGTTCCGGAGGTCGGTTCGATGATGGTGAACTCGTCCGCTCCTTCGCCGATCTTTATTTCCCATCCCATTGAAGCACCTATTCGACGTACTGAGATACGTTGTACACGTCTTCGTCTACCTTCTTCAATTCTTCCGCCACTCCCTTTCTGAAACGTTCTTCCTGCTCGTCAAAACGCTTCGACCATTCTTCGTCGAATTTTCTAAACCACTCCACGCGTTCTCCCACGGCCTTGATCTCTGCGGCCTTGATCCTCTTGAGCTCATCGGCATGGGACTTCACGATACTGACCACTTCCGCGACGGTCTGCATCACGACGGTCACAATGGCAACAGTCGGCCCTCCCATAACCAGTCCGGTGATGGCGGACGTTCCAAGGCGACCCAAGAGCGTCCCTTCGAGCCCGAGGTACTCGCTGATCTCTCCAACAGCATAGCCGGCACCAAATCGGACGGCGGCTCTCGTCAGACGCCGGGTGAGCCTTCTTTCGAGTCGGCTCAGTTCGTTCATGGTGACGGTCATGCGCCCAACCGCTTGGCTCGCCTCTGCTTCGGCCCGGGATGCGCCCACACCGGCATCGCTGACCTGCTCCGGGGTAATCTTGAGCCGAATGTTGAGCTCGTCGTCGGCCATCGGCTATTCCTTCTTCTCCATCAGGGAGCTCTGAATCTTGGATGCCATCTGGAGCAGTTCCTCCGCCTGGAAGCCCTTGGAAAGGCCGGGAGGATCGAAGAATCCGTCGATCCCCGAAGCCGACGACTGGAACAGGGCTTCGGCTTCATCCGCGGCATCCACCAGTTCCGTCAGGTTCTCCATCGCTCCACGATAGGTGGCCTGTCCGGAAGCGAAGGATTGGATGGCCATCTTGAGGGTACGGAAGACCAGTGCGGCCTTCATGAGGCGGACGGAGAACTCGATGACTTCCAGCCTCTTGATGTCCTCGGAGAGTTTATAGTCGGCGGTCTTTCCCTCTGGGGAGGTCACCGACAAGACGCCCTCCGGCTTCCATGCCCACTTCATGCGTCCTCCGAATCATGTCATAGTGACCGAAGCGGCGTAGCTGTCGTCAATCGTCTGCCCGGGATTGACCACGCTGTTGAGACTGACCCGATACCGATGGGCGATCTTCGTGGCGAAATTTCCAGCCTCACTGTTCGTGATGGTGAGGGTCCACTGGTCCCCGATCCTGGGAGAACAGATGTCCAGCATCATGTCGGAAGTGTTCCCCTGAACCGGAAGCGCCGTATTCGCTGTCGTCTTATTGATGGTGAGGTTCACCTGCATCCCCGAGCTTCCTGTCATGGAGACCACCTCCGATCCGGAGGTCCCGTCGAACTGCGCGAGTGCTATGCGGTCGGTGTGCCCGGAATCAAGGAACCATTCAAGCTGCCAGATCGGGGCCGCCCCCATGCGAGTCAGGCGGAGGTAGACCTTTCCCTTGTCCGAATCGGAATCGTAGGGATTGACGACGGACTCCGCCGAAGACAGGGAATCGGGGTCCGTGACAGAGATGGTGTCCAGATCGAGTTGGAGCAGGCTGATCCCGAGGTTCCCGTCCTGGAAGGTCCGCCCCAGGGTGATCGGGTTGTCCCCTTGCAGGTAGGACGTAGTCATGCCCATGGGAAGCAGGGTAGGCGTATGGATGATCGAGAACCCCACGGCCTCGACGGCATCGGACACGCATGCAATGGTGATGACCCCTGCGAGACAGTGGTCCTCTCCCGTAAAGGAGGTCTTGACACACTTCCCGAGGTTCGTGCCCTTGGCCGTGAGCGATCCATCAGTCACCACGTTCGCCCTGATGGTCTCCGAATCCGCGATCATCGCCGCACGGAGAGCGCCAAGACGCCCCTGGCGCTCCAGAATGGCGATCTGACCATTGGTGAGAGAACCATCGTAGACGTACCGAATGGCTCCCACGGACTTGTCGTTCTCGTTCGTCGTCAGCTCGGCGTCCAGGACGGGGAAGAAATACCCCTCGAATTTGGTCAGAGCCGTTCCATGGAGCCCAGAGACCCCAGGAGTAACCTCATCCTCCTGCACCTGTCCAGCGCTGTCCTTGGCGATCTTTTCCTCTGTCACGGAAGAGGAATAAACAGCGTCCGTAAGGCGCTTGGAGTAGGTGGCGTCCGTTGCCAGGTGGGAGTGCTCCCACAGAACCTCCAGCTTGCGAAGGTTCTTCAGTTCCGCTCCAAGCTGCTTGAACGTGTTGGTGTAGTCGATGGCCATGACACAACCTCCCTATCAGGAAAGCGACAAGTCCACAAATTTATCATCGGACGCACGCACCAGCGCACGACCGTTGCACCTGAAAGCAATCCATCCCCTCGCATCATGACCGATGGGATCAGCCGCGAAGTCGGCACAGTAGATCTCCGCCGTGAAGACTGAAGACGGACTTCCGGGAGCCGTCATCGTGAGACGCAGCCTTCTCTTCGTGTCCGCCCTGGCATCATTGAGAACCTGCCAAGTCTCCAGATTCACGACGCCGCCAAATAGGATATTCACATGGGTAAGGCCGCCCTTGTAGACCTCCCATTTGTCGCTCATATACCAGCTGGAAACAGCCTTTTGGTCGATCTCCAGTACCAGATCGGTGTAGTTGATGCTGAGGGCCATTCCGGTCGGATCGAGGATGAGATCCGAATGGCGGACGTTGAACACCCTCTGGTCGGTCGGAGGCGTATGGGCTGCCGGAAGGACCACCTCCACGGGAAGGTTGTTCAGGGGATCGACCTTGACCCGCCCCGCCCCGTAATTCACCTGGATGAGGACCCGCCCCTCCGCCCTCCTGGAGACGATCCGTATGTTGTGGGGGTAGCAGTTCCAGATCCGAACCAGGTTCTGGACGCTGCCTGGCACTCCCAACTCCTCCACCCAGGCCAGGGTGCCCCAGGCCGGGGTACAGGGCTCCAGGGTGAAGGTCCCGCTTCCATAGGCTCCCCAGTTGGACCGAAGCAGAAGCCTCAATGCTTCCGGGGTTGCAAGCATGGTCAGTCTGCCTTTGGGCCGCTCGGGGAGCGGATACCTGGAAGTCTCGTCTTCCGAGTATGGCGTCGTCATCCAGGGCCCGGGAAGGCTCTTTTGGACACTCAGGTCCACGGGAGCCTGCGAGGTCCACAGCCTCATGCAGTCCGCCCCGAGCGTGAAATCGCTGACGATGGAGTTTTCCGCGCTCTGGAGGGCGAAGAACAGGGCTGCCGGACGACGGCGTCGGCGATAGTCTATGCTTCGGGCGGCGCTTTCCAGCGTCTCCGTGAACGTCCTCTGGACTCTGGACTGGGAAAGGAGATCTACCACTTGTTCTCCACCGCCTCGGCCACCAGCGTAAGACGGGCATGCCAGACGTTGCACTCGCCGATCTCGAAGCGATCAATACCCTCGATGGGGATCACGGGAGATGCCTTCTCCGTGTTTGAGAAAACACCGTAGTTCAGTCTCAAGGCGTCGCAAATCCCCTCCACCTGATCCTGGAAGTCCTTCTCTGTCTTGCCCGAGTCCTGGATGCCGAAGTACCCGAACATCCGGAACCGATGGAGGCGGTAGAAACGGAACCATTCATCCGCCTCCACTTCGTTCGTGGAAACGCGAGTGACCATCCAGCCATTCAGGAAATCCGTCCACCCTGCATCCGTCCTGCGGAACAGGCTCTTGAACTTCGCCGCATCACGCCAGAACCTTCTATAGTCGTGGACGACAGAGGCCACAAGCGTCGGATTGGAAGGACACAGGACCGTCTTGATGGACGAGACGATCTCGGATCGGATGGCATCAACCGTCGGGGATGCAGGCATCCTACGTTTCCTTCAGAATCAGAGCGTCTGAAATCTCTACCTGACCTGCATAGGCGTCCCTGGGAGGACGGGTCAGGGGATCCCCGGAATCCCACCAGCGGAGGACTGCCGGGAACGTTCCCGCAAGACCCAGCTTGCCCGTGAAATCTACGGAAAAGACTCCGGAAAGCGCCGTCACGATCACTCCGACGAGGTCGAACAGGGCTTTGACATCCGCATCTTCGATATCCCGTTTCACGACGAGGTAGAGGGTCTTCCCCGTGATGTCGACGGCGGTTTCCGCCCTGTCCACAAGCTGGAACTGGATAGTCGGCGTCGTCCCCTGAACGAGGTTGATGAGGAATCCTGGAGAGATCATCTGAGGCATTCCTAAACTCCTTCGAGTTCGGTCGTCAGAGAATCCTTAACGATCTGGACGTGTTCCCTGGACGCCGAGAAGTCTTCCATCGTCCGTTCAAACATCCGCCCAAGATTGTCCTGGTTCGGGATTGTCAGGCCCTCCCGGGCGATCTTTCTGGCGATCATGAAGGCCACGCCTCTTGCTTCTTTGCCTGTGATGCCGAGCTTTCCATGCACCCATTCCTCGATGGGTCCAGGAGGAGGCCAACTCGATCTCGTCCCTCCGCTTTCGTGCGCCTTGGCGTAGGGGCTGTCATTGTAGATGACCTGGGTCTTGCCCCCGTCTTCTTCCCTGATCTTGGTGTTCTCCCTCAACGTTCCTTTCCACACGGGCGTCATCTCGACTACCCTGTCGAAGACTGGACGGATGGCGCTCCGTGCGGCATTGGCCGCCGCCTCTTCCAGCTTTTGCTGGAATCGCCCAAGCTCGGAACTCGAAATCTCTACTTCTATGTCTTCCATCGGCTAGGCCCATCCCTTGAAGTAGTAGCAGGGCTCCGACTGCTTCTGGAAGTCCACTTCGTCACGGATCAGTTCGTCGTTGATCTTCTTCATCAGGGCATCCGCCACGCCACGCCACTCCTGCTCCTTGGTGCGGTAGTTCACGCTGTCGATGTTCGAAGCCACCGTCTGGGCATAGTAAGCGGCCATGGCGAGTGCCGCATAAGCCGCCGCCAGACGTCCGACAACGCCTTCATGAGAAGAAGGGATGGTGTCGTAACCGTCCAGCATCCCGTTGAGAACATGAGGAGCCGTGTAGGTGAGGCGGAAGGATCCGCTCGGATTGGAGTCCATTTTGTAGAAGAGTCCGGTCTCCTTCCGATAGAGCCTGAAACACTTGGGGCTGTAGTAGGTCGGAGGCGAATTGTCGATGGGGTATTCGAGGGCGACGAACCTTGATCCCGCCGCCCATGAAGAGGGTGCCGGATAGGTTCCCGTGGTGATGGTTGTCACCAGATCGGTCTGAAGGTTCGGAATGCGGCGATTGTACTCGGCAATGGCACTCAGGATGGATTTGTCGCGCACATCGGTCGATGCCGTGATCTGCTCGACCAGCCCGGCCTTGTCCTGGAGTGCGAGATTGTACTGGAGATTAAGATTGGCAAGAGTGACCATCGGATCGCGCTCCTTTCACCACGCGGGACGTGGTCCGGGGCCGCTCGCGTCATCCGCGATCACGCACCCGGACTCTTAAACCGTTGCCCGCTATGCGCCGGGCGTCCGACCGGAGGGCTCCCGTTTCCAGAAGCCCTCCTTCGTCGGTCGTCAAGCGACCGTTTCATTTCCGGGAGCCAAAGGGATCACGTGAAGTGGGTTCATGTCCCTTTGGGCTCCCCACAGGCCCCCCTGATTTTCTACCATTGACACCGATCCAGCCTTCCTAGCATCTTCCTTGGCTCCCTATCAGAGGGCTCCCGTCTCCCGTTGGGAGCCCTCTTTCATAGAGTGCCAAAGCACTCTAAACTACCCCGATTAGGCGATCCCCGCCTTGACGTTCTGGATGTAGCCCTGGGCCTTCGGGAAGTAGGGCTTCAGAACGCTCTGCCAATAGATGCCGAACTCGTACTTCCTCTGCGTGAGGGCCCACTCGTACTGGGTGTACTCCTGGAGCGTCTCGATCTCCCAGACGTTGGGGACTTGGTTGTTGGGGTACGGGAGACGCATGACCGGGAGCAGGATCGTCCCGGCGGGCATGTAGGGGTGGGTGAAGATGGGGACCTCGTTCGGGATGCCCTCCGCGAAGGAGGACGCGAACTTGTTGAGGTAGCTCCCCACGAAGATCCCGCCGACCACGTTCTTCTGCCCGTCCTGGAGGACGATGCGGTACGCGAGGTTGCTCGAACCACCGATCAGCTTGGTGATGTCCGCAGCCTGCTGGCTGTTGACCAGGATCATGTCCGGCCCGAGCCGGTACGTGTCCCACATCGCCTGCATCACGTTGTCCAGTTCCGTGATGCCGCCCGCGTTGTCCTTGGTGAGGATCACGTTGTTCTGGTTGACGTACAGGCCGGTCGTGGCTGCCGCCGCGATGCTGCCGATCATGCCCGTGTAGACGGTGGAGTCACCCGTCTCATCGGTGCCGTTGGCATCCGCGCCCGAAGTGACCGCCGTGACCGACGCATAGTTCGAGTAGACGGTCTGGTTGTACTTGTAGGCGTCGCCGTCCTTCTTGATGAACACGTTGTAGGCCGCAGCGCCCTTCACGGCGGCCCAGACGGCAGTGATCTTGTCGTCGCTGCCACCGCCCGCGATCGTGACGAGAATCGAAGCCGTTCCAGCGGATTCGCCTTCCGCCGTGGCCGTGCCCGCAGCCTTCTGGGCCTTGAACACGCCGTCGAGGGTGAGTGCGGAGACCTTGAGGTAGTAGGCCCCGTCCACCAGGGATCCGCCCGAAGCCACGAGCGAGGGAGTGATCGTGGCGGGAGCGCCGATGTCCGTCGCCTGACCGCCGAGGATCACGCGCTCCTCGCCCATCATGCAGGCGTACAACAGGTTGACGGCGGCCGTGGCACGGATGTCCTCGAAACTCTTGGACCGGGCCAGAGCCTCGAAACCCACGTAGTCATCGAATCCCATCGAGACGAACGTGGAGTACTTCGACTCGGTGCCGGTTGTCAGCGCCGGGTTGCGAGTGTTCTCTGTGGCCCCGGGAGACAGATTCGCGGTGTTGATCCCGTTGATCTGCCTCCAGTTGGTCGCCGACGCGCCCACCGGAGCCGGAATGCGGGGTATTCTGTTGCGCAGGGGGCTGTAGACCGGGAACAGCTTCTTGGAGGGGGCTTCGAGCAGGTACCCCTCAAGCCCCTGGGCGATATTGTAACCGGCCTTCTGGAGAGGCATGGCCGACGGCATCATGCCCTTGGAGAAAGCCTGACGCGCGAGTTGGAGGGTTTCCTCCGTTACTTGCGCGGACGGAAACATGGCGTTCATGGTGCATCCTTCCTAACGTTCCTTCGTCCATCCACCCTCATTTCGGAGAGGGTACGTCCCGACGCCCTCCTAGGCGTTCCTCTTGGCAATGCCTCCGAGATAGGCGCACTTCGCAAGCTCTCTCTGGACCAAATCGCGGGTGAACGGATCCTTCGTCTCCGTTGCGATCTTCTCCAGAGCCGCGACAGCCGCTCCAGCATCGGAGAAACCCGCACCCGCCGCCTTGTCCACGAGCATCACTCCCTGAGGGAGTTCCGTCCGGGCAGGGCCTCCGGGGATGGGGGTCTTTTCGATCTTATCCAGACGTGCGGCGAGTTCGCCGTTCGCCTTGGTCAAGGTCTCGATGGTGGTCGTCAGCTTGTCAAACTTGGCCTTCATCAAGCCCTCGGCCTGGACCGTCTTGAGGCTCATGCTCACTGCCTGGCCACCAGATGCTTCAGCATCCTTCGGCGTGGAGCAGGCTTCCAGTTCCTCCGTCTTCGCAGGCGGAGGCGGGGGCGGCGGCTGCACGGGCGGATGCAAAGGAGGTTCCACAAGCCCTTTGGACACTCCTTCCTTCGCAGCACAGGCCGCGTGGTACGGAACGCCCGCTTCCGCCTCCGCCAGCTTCGTTCCGCACACGGCACAGAAAGCATACTTGTTGGCGGGAGCCGCAGAAGGCTGGGGCTCCAGGGACTCATCGTGCGGATAGGTGTCCACGTGTGGAGGATCGGAAGGGCCGGTCGCCAGAGGCACGTCGGCGGCGGCTGCCGCCTTCGTGGGAGCCTTCGATGCCCCACCCTGGCCGTCCGGAACCTTCACCTCGGTTCCGCCGCTCAGGTTCTTCCCGGCAGGGGACCCCAGGGGGACTACCCCTCCCACCCCGTCGCCCTTGGGCCCTTCCTTGACCTTCGGGATCTCGGGCCCCGGCGGAGCCGTGTCCGCGATCTGATGGATCTGGACCTTATTCGATCCCTGATCACTTCCCTCGGTAACGGCGGTGGTGGCGGTTTTCTTCGACATCTTCATCCCCTCCGAAGTTTTCTTTTCAACAATTATACCCTTGTTCATCAGCCAGACCCGGCCTGCCCCATCCACAAAGGCGTTGGCCTCGAGACCTTGGAAGTCTTTTCCGCAGGGCTCGGCATCCTCAGGCATAAGATCCAGGGCATTCTTGCAGAGGACCTCGCCCGCGGCGGATGCCAGCTTGAACTCCTTGATAAAGGCGTCTGGACAGGCGGGATTGTCTACCAAGGAGAGTTCCCCGAGGATGTAATCGAATACGCGGTTGACCAATTTGCCTTTGTAGTAGTCCGGCCTCTTGGCGCACTGGGGGGCTCCGATGCTGAAGCCGTTGAGGACGCGATCCTGGACGTCGTTCCAGGCAGCCTCCCCTTCCGGGCTCTTGGAAAGGCGGGCTCCGACCCAGACCTGGCGGTTTTCATCGTCGAACTTCACCGAGAGGATCTTCCCCACCGGATTCAACTGGTGCATCGACCGGAGATTCCCAAGCGTCTCTCCATTGCTGTTCTTGGAGAAAAGCTGGGACCATTCGGTAAAGGCCTTTTTGGAGGCTTCGTAGTCTACGATCTCGTTCTGGGTGTCCAGAGCCTCGGATGTGGCAATGCCCCAGATTTCGCGACGGGCATCGTCGATCTTGCGGATCGCAAACCCAAACCGCCTCTGGAGGCCTGATGTCTCCATATGGGAACTATGGCCTCTCCAGAAAGCTCGCGCAAGAGGAATTCGATATCCGACTGCACAGTATGCAGTTGGTCCTTGTAAGGGAAAATCCAGGGTGGTACACTCTGATGAGAGAGCTATGACGAAAGAAAACGCCGAAGATCAGCCTGCATCTCCGGATCCCTCAAAGGATCAGGCCTCTTCCGGATTCTGGTCTCTTTCAGAGGAAGAGATCAAGAAATCGGTGCAGATCCAGAAGGAGGACATCCCTTTCAGGATCCCCAAGGACAGGATAGATCGCTGGAATATAGAAAAGATGCTCTGGGAGACCCAGGAAAAGGGTTCTTGACAAAAACTCCTATCCTCTCTTCTACCCCGGCCAAAGAGGATTCTCTTAGGTCGGGGTTTTTTATCCCAGGCCTTCGATCAGCTCTCCCGATTCTGTGATCCGGTACCCCTTCCGAACCTTCCCGTTGTCCCATCCGATCAGGTAGAAGAGGCAGACGGCGGGGCCTCCGATGTCCTGTCTCATTCTTCTCCCCCAGATCAGGTTCCGGGCGGAGCCGGGGAACGGGTCAGACATGGGACGGCCATTCGTGGAAAAGACCCCGGTCTGGAGATCCAGCCGAATATCGGTCCGGGAAGGCTCAAGGAAGCATCCGAAGGAATCCAGGAGGGCACCGATCCGGGAAACTGGATCGCTTAGCAACCCCTTGCCTTCGAAGAGGATAGGACCGGTTCTGGCCCACCAGGAAGGGGTCCAGGACCAGTCCATGGAGGCCTCTATGCCTCATCGTATTCGAACGTGATCGTCTTGACGTCCGTGTTCCCGGCCTCCATGGCAAGGGCACACTGGAGCTGGCACTTGAGGTAGTCCGAATAGCCGGGAGCGGTCAGGATCCCCACCAAGGAGCCGCCGATCCCCAAGTTCGGACCGGAAGGTTCCACGGTCGGGAAAGGGAGACCCGTGATGGCCGCCCGGCCTGGCATGGCATAGGCCGGAGCCGCATACCCGGAAGTCCTCAGGGAGCAGAGAATAGCCTCCCCAGTCTTGAACAGGCCGTATGAGACCCAGACCTTCAGACTCGAGATCCGGTTTGACGTGCCCAGGCTCACCAGACGAAGCCTCCAGTACTTTCCGAAGGAATTGCTTCCGGCTGGAACCGGAGAGGAGGCCGGATTAAGGTTCGGGGCATCCACGATCCCGAAGTTCCCGTTCGTGATCCCATTCGTCACGGTCTGGCCAACCCCGTTCGATTCGCTGATTTCAAGCGTGGCCGCCATGTCTTACCCCTTTCTCCCCGGGGCGACTTCTTTCCCGCCATTCCGGCGTGATTGGAAGGTTCTCCTGATCCGATCACGTACGACGTTTTCCATATCCTGGTCCAGATCATCTTCGTCTTCCCAGTTGAGCTCCTGTTCGATCCCTTCTACTTCGTCCTCGCTAAGGAATTCGGGCTTGAAACCGCGCCTGGGCTTCTTCTCCTCCCCCCTTTTCAAGGCCCAGCGCTCGTACTTGTCCAGCTCGATGTCCCGCATCCTCTTCAGAGCCGTCGCCGATCTGGCGAGAACCGGAGGCATCGCTACCGTCCCACCCTCGGCCACAGGTTGCTGGACCTGAGGCTCCAACAGGACTTCCTCGGGCTTTTTCGGGAAGAGGACGTATCCCGAAGGCGTCGGGTACCCCGGTGGGAGCCCCAGAGGCTTCTTGCCCTCCTCGATCCTCCATTCATCCACCTGCATGACGCCGCACATGACTTTCGCCCTGTTCGACTCCACGATCTTCGCCTGGGTGCGGCCCCTGTCTGTGATCCAGTTCCAGCTCAGCCAGGGCTTCCCCATGTACTTCTTGATGATCTTGTTCATCACCCGCTCGATGTACATCTTGAGGGACGCCGCTCCCCCTTCCGCCTCGACATCCCCCAATTCCTCGGCCACGGAGCGGTTGGTCATGCTGATGAACGGGATCGGGCTCACTCCGTAGGCAAAGCAACAGACTCGGGCTACCCATTCATCGAACTTGTTGTGGAGGTTGTAGCTCTCTTCCTCCTTGAATTTCTGGAGCGAGGATCCCTCGGGAGCCCAGAAGATCTTGCTTCGTTGCTGGGCGTTGCCCCGAAGGAGCTCGTCGAAGTACTCCGCAAACTGCTTGATCTTCTCCAGCCCCCACTCCTTCGGCAAGGTGGCGATCCCCGC